GCTTGCACCGCATCAAGAACGGAATTAAGGCTGATCTGCAAAGTGGTTTCGTCCCAGCCGCCACTGGCACAACTTCCCCAGTACTGATACAACGTTCGTTGCACGGCGCCTGTCGCGGGTTCCCATAAAAGGGTCGTTACTTTGGCGACCCACAAATTTTCAAGAGCTTCCGTGACCCAAGCACGCACCATCTTGCTATTAGCAAATTGCAAGTTGGCATCCAAGTTGTCGCCCTGCAATGTTGCAACAGCGCCACCAAAGCCAAATGGCAAGTAAAGGTGTCCGTTAATCTGCTGGTTGATGGCGTAGTTTTGAAAGCGGTAACGAGCGGCTTGGCCGCTGGGACCGATTTCAAGTAGGTGGCCGTAGGCGTATTCCATCAGACTCCGACGCTCCTACGGGCTGCGGCGCTGGTTTTTAAGCTACGCAACGCGCGACGTTCGCCTTGAATCGCGCCTTGTTGAGCAGCTTGCGCCATGCCGGCTTGGAACTGGGCAGTCGTAACGTAGTCCACATTGTTGATGCGTTCCACGCTGTAGCGCACGTCGATCGGTTCCATTGTGGTGACACCGCCCTGACCTGCTCCGGATTCGGTGCCGGTGCTGGTAATAACGCTGGAACCACGGGCGCCGGCGGCATAACGACCCATCGCGGAACGCATTTTGCTGGCGGGGATGACGTACTCTGGCTCCCCACCTTCGCCGATAAGTGCGCGAGTAGGTCCGGTAACAAAACCGCCCTCCGCAAAAGCCATGCCAGCAGGCATTTGACTTACGGGTACATCTACACCTTGAACAATCGAACTGCCGCCAGGAATCAGTGCACCGAGCACTGTCATAAACAGCTTTTGCGCCAGCATTTGCGTAGCCATATCAATAAAAGCCTTGCCGATGTTTTCAAACATGCGACTGAAGGCCTCTGCGACAGTTGTTGTGCCAGTAATCAACCCTGTGATGGAGTCATTTAGAGCGCGGGAAACTTCATCAGCAATAAAGCCGTACTTTGCGTAGATTTGTTGTTGACGGAGCAGAGCTTTTTCTGTTGCGTCTAGCTGATTAAGGTATTGTCCTTCAAGTTCAATTTGGGCAATTTTACCCGAAATACGTTCGTTAAGATCTTGCAGTTCCTCCGCTGAAGCAGATGCCGCTACGTTAGCGCGTTCTGTTTCTAAATTTTGTAGTTCTCTCTGTAAAGGTACAAGTGTCTCGTACCGGCGTGCTTGCTGCTCCAGTTGTTGGTTTACTACATCAAGACCAGCGCCACCGAACGGGAATGCCAGCTCGGCCTGTAGACCGGCAAGTTGTGTGCCTCTTTGTTGTCTGATGTCTTGTACAGCTCGAGCTTTTTCGGCAAACAAGATTTGCCGGGCTGTTTGAAGTCTGGCTATATCCAGTTGCTGGGTGCGAGCTTTAATTTGGTATTGCGCTTCAAGATTAACTCGTTGTTGTTTGTAAATAGACTCATAAAGCACACGCTCTTGGTCTGTAATATCTTGGGCTGAAAGTTGCCGTTCTAATTGGATATCTAAAATTCGTGCGTCTAAATTAAGACGTGCTTGCAGTTGAGAAAGAGATTCTTTCAAAGCGCTTATTTCTCCGTCTACTGCTTTAGCACGATCAACGTCAATGTCAGCACCTTCTAGTGCTTGTTGTGTTAGTGAAATTTGTAGACTACGAATATTATTCAGAGTCTGCAGTTGTTTTTGAGCAGCTTGCTCGGCTTCACGGCGCGCTTTCTCGGCTGCACGTCGAGCTTCTTCGGCTTTACGTTGCCGCGCTTGTTGCGCAGTATTCTCCAGTGCAAATATCTCTTTTGTAAAAGACAGTTCGGCGCTTTTAAGACGTAAGTTGTATTCTTGTTGGGATAGAAGCTTTTGTTTAAGTTGTTGTTCTAGCTGCACAGCTTCATTAACGTAATCTTGGAGTGCTACTTGGCGCTCCAACTGCAAGCGTTGATCGATTGATGCGTCGGCTGTAAGACGAGATAAAGCTACTTGTTTTTCTAGTAAACTATTTTGGCCTGCTAAATTTTCTAACCTGTCCTGAGCTTCTTGTGTTATTGGTTGTTGAGGCTGTGCTTCAACAATATCAAATACTGAAGTTTGCTGGATACCTGGCCCTGTAGGAAAATTGTTTTTAATAGCCTCACCTAAACGTACTGCTTGAGCATATAATTTAGTAAGCCAAGTTTGAAGATTTGTGCCCCACTGGCTAGCAGCTTCGCCAGCACGCACAAAAGCTTCAGCATTTTCGTAGCCTATCTGTAAAGACAAAGCTTCAAATGAAGCTTGAGTAGCTGCTGCTTTCTGACCAGATTTTGCTAAATTTTCAATTAACGTCTTTGTGTTTTTATCCACACTACCTAAAGCGGCCTCTAAAGCTAGCGATGCGTCCCCAGTATCTTTAAGTGCTTTTGTAAAATCTTTTGCTGACTGCGTGGCAGTATCAAAAGCTTGACCGATAGCTGTCCCAACAAGTGAAAGACCGAAGCCGAACTGACCGCCCATTAAACCACCAGCTGCTCCACCGACACCTCCGCCAATAGCAGCTCCGAGACCTTGCCCAAACAACAAAGGAAACGCACCACCAATAACTGCATTACTTAACGCTTCATTTTGTCGGCGATTTGAGGCAGCAACAGCAGCTGGAGATCCCGGTATGTTTAGTGCGCCACCAATAGGTGATGTTGGTCCACGTCTAGTAGGGGGCAAAGCAGGACCTTGCACACCAAAACCTGCATTAGCTGTAGCGACAGCTTTGCGTTGTAGTGTAATTTGCTCTTGTATAAGCCTGTTTTGTCTATCTCTAGCACTGTTAGCTTGACCCAGTGCTTGTACGTATTGGCGTACTGCATCGATTTCACCTAAAGTGCCTGTGTTTACTTTGGCTAAAGTTGCTGCTGCTTTAGCTAAATTTGCATTATATGCATCGATACTTTGGGCGCCCCCTTTAAGTTTGTTATTTACACTATCAATTCCAGTAGATAATACGTCAATTTGTTTACGTAAAGCTTGTAACTGTTGGGCACCTCTTACGCCGATTTCAATATCAGCTTTGTAGGTGGCCACGGTAATACGTCACACTCTGGTACTTCAGTTTACGCGACAAAAAGCCGCCGGGTTAGCGGCGGCGTTTGGCCTTTTCGACTTCCTTTTGCTGGTCCTCGTTGAGGATTTGGAAGTAGGCGCTCCAGCCAAGGAGTTCTTCGGCGGTCATCATGCTTCGGACTTGGCCGAGGCTTAGGCCAAGCTCTTTGGCGACGCCGAACTGGAGCATGAGCCAGTTGTCCTGGCGAAGCTCCTTGGCTAGTTCTTGGGGTCGATAGGCTCGGCGTCGTCGGTCAGGATCGCCAGCATCAGAGCTTGGAGGTCTTTGTCCTTGACTTCGTTTTTAAGGACGTCGATTTCACCGGCGTTAAACAGTTTGGTGCCGTTCTCGTCGAGTGCCTTGGCGATCAGCAGTTGAAGTGCGAAGGCGTTGGCGTCGTCGGACTTGGCTTGCTTTTGAGCGCGTTCGCGTTCGGCCATCGTCAATGGTGCCGCCCACATTTCAAATGTGCTGCCATCAGACAGTTCAACTTGTTTTTTGACCGGCTCCAGATTGGCTGCTTTGCGCAGGCGATCAATAGCGCGGACTGGAATTGAGGCAGGCATGAAGTCCTGGTCTTTCTTGGACTACTGTAGCGGACTAGAAATAAAAAACCCCGGCGGTTAGGCCGGGGTGCTGAATCCAACTGCTCCAGCAGCCTATCAGGACTTGGAGAAGTCGAAGGTTGGGGTGCCGGCGGGACGGAAGTTGACGGTTACCGATTGGGCGTCGTCAGGGTTGATGTTGAGGCTGGCGGAGGTCAGCACAGCATCAAAGCTGATCGAGCGGCTGAGGGTTTCGCTCAGGGTGCCGCCACTGAACACACGGTCGGTGTACAGCTTGAAAGCGGCACCGTTTTGCTGGCGCTGCAGCACGTCCTCGATCATGCGGTTGGACAGGGCGGCGTCCTCGTCGGTCATGTAGACCGTTGCGGTGCCGCTGCCGTCGCCGAAGCCGGAGATGTAGCTACGGAAGGGAACGTACTGGCCAGGAGTTTGACCGATGGTGGTTACGTCGATCTCGGCGCGACTGATTTCAAAGCTCCAGTCGCGGACTTGGCCAACGACGGCGAAGTCGGCGTAGTACACCTCAAACTCGTTAGGCGCAGCCGCAGTGCCGTCGTCGGTGATGGCGAGGATGGTGCCACCAGCAGCGGTAGAAACGGTCAGTGCACCAGTTGTTGGAGCGTAACTAAGCACGTAATACGTTGTGGCGTCAGAAATGGGGGCAGGCAAAGTGCCAGTGCCAGCGCCGCCGGTTTGGCTGTTGACTACGCGGAACTTCACCGGATCACCGGCTTTGAAGTTCAGATAAGGAGATACGGTAATGACGTCAGTGCTGATATTTACACCGGATTCGCCAAACGTGCCGGTGGTACCGGCGGGTTTGTAGTAGAGGGCGCCGGACGTGCCGGACAGAACAGTGGTGGCCATTGGCGTACCAAAGATGACGTTTGTGGGCGGGCACTGCCCGGCTTAATACAGGTTAGCGCCCAACACAAACATTTCCTACGACAGCACAGTTGCTACGTACGAAGTCTCGATACGTCCCATGAAGTGAGGAGATTCCTCAGTAGTAGAAAACGTAGGACCGTTAATCTGGCCTACTTTGAAGTAAACGCCTGTAGTGCTTTTTGTGCTGTTGTTGAGTGTCTCTAGTACGTTTACGGCTGTAGTTAGTAAGGTTTGATTTCGAGCTGGTCCTTTGCCTTTTTCTGTAAAAATGCGAATGACCACTGCGCCACGAGCTGTGTCAACACTCGAAGTGAGGGTGGGTTCGTTGGTAATGCCGAAAGTAACATTGACGCGAACGTACTCTGTAGTCGTGTTGGGTGGGACGGCTGTAATGTTGTCAAAGTAGACAGGTACTGCTGGTACCAGTGCGCTAAATGCGCTAAGTAAAGGATTTTCGATTGCGGCGCGGATTGCTTGATAATTCATCGGGGGCCTCTTAGTGCGGCGTCCATTTCTATTTTGATTGCGCGATTTATTCCGGCGGCGGCATACGTTGCTAACCAATCCAAGGGAGCTGTACGACTGGCAGTGCCGTCTGGTCGGCCTCCTTCGGTTTGGCCCCTATACGTATTAGGTAAACGTTTTGTGTTTTGCGGATCCCACTTACTTAGACCAAGTTGAGTTTGGGGAACTGGGGCACCTTTAGGTCGTGCAAAAGTGCCTTGTACTTCGTCGGTGGCTTCGGCGGCGTAAGGAGAAAAGTTGGAAATTCGATAGACGACTTTGTCTTTTAGGACTGTTGTTCTGAATAGTGTTGCTGCAGCTTGGCGGCCGGTAAATGGGGTGGATGTGAATTCGACGGGGCGAGGTTCGCCGGGTTGGCCGTCTCCTTTAGCAAGTTGACCTTGCGGGCCTTCGATTTGCCAGGAGTTTGAAAATTTTCCGGTCCAGCTTGGACCGGCTTGCTGTACTTCTCGGACAATGCGCTCGGCTGCCAACGTAGGTCCAATGAGTGCGATGGATCCACCTAGGCGATCCAGCTCTTCTGTGAGTTCTTTGCCGCCTTGCCAGAAACCTTTTTTTGCCATTACTGGGGCCTCGCAATCAGCGTGTGCATGAGGGGATTGTCGCCGCGATAAGACGTGATGTTGATGATCTTGGCTTCTCGGGTGGCGCCGTCTTGGGTGTACTGGATGCGGTCGGCTTCGGTTGGATAGTACGTTCCAAGCTCGCTGGTACCGATGATGACCTTGAGGTCAGTTGTTTGATACAGACCCTCGGATTCGCGTGGGTTTAGGCGAGTGATGACGGCTTTTACGGTGACGTTGGTGTCCGCGCCAGTCACTGCGCCAGTGGTTGGGTTGTAGGTGCGGGGTGTAGTGGTTTTGATGTACGTGATGGTTTGGCCCCAGTCGGCTAAGACGGAGGTGGGTACGGGGGCAAATACGTCGTCAATGAGGCCCATATCAACCTCGGAATAGACGGACGGCGTAGTTTGCAGCGCCGCCCATACAGTAGGGGCCTAGGTAGGACTGGAGCCAGGGGTAAACGTCAAAAACGTTGTTGATGACGCCGCTGGTTTGGCTGGTTTTGTTGTATTTGACTTTGAGTTCGCCTAGCTCCACTTGGTCGTAGATGCCGGTTGTGCCAGTGGTGCCGGTGATGGCGTCGGTGTCGTTGGCGAGGGCACGTGCCAGTTCGTAGGTGGCGACTTTGATTGGCTCTGGGATCAGAGTGCAGGCGAGGTCGATACCGTCAATCTTGTAGTCCTCGCGGGGCCACTTCAGGGCTTGGGTGGTAGTGCAGCGCTCGCCGTAGAAGCTCAGGGCGTCGATCCAGCGGGTGGCGGAGATCAAGGCGCGGTTTTTCTGATCGTCGGTCTTACTGGTCCAAGTGGTGCTGTCGGGGACGGTCTCAAAATATGTGTCGGCGCCAGCCAGCGTCACGTATGAGTTGGCCGAGGCCCCGCTCAAAGTGGCGTCGATGGCGGCTGGCACGGCTTAATACATCCTTTGTTTGAGTCTAGCGCCAGTGCGTTTTTTATTTGAATTACGTGTGGAAGATAAAAGGGCAGCGTGGTAAACCTCTGCGCCTTGCATTTCAATTTCCGCTTGGGCTTCTAGGTGTTGGCCGTAAGGGACGTCAACGTAGGAACGGGTTTTATCATGTAGTACGAAAAGACGGACGGTTCCCATGCCTGCTCGCAAAAGTTCCAGCACTGAAGGCACTGTAGAAAAGGCGGCGCTATCGGTTGCTCCGGGTACTGAGGTGCGCTCGCTTGAGGTGGTTGCTGAGGCTATCCGCGCCAAGATTGCTGCCGGTGAAGATGCCGAGGCGATCCAGCAAGAGCTTGCGGTCAGTCCGCATGTATTTCGTGAGCTGTTGACCCACTCGTACAAGATGGTGGGGCGGGCTCCTGAAATTTTTGAGTATCAGGAGAGGATTCGGATTGGTGAGATTAAGGGTTGAGTAGGTAAAAGAAAAGGCCCCCGAGTTGGGGGCCTTTTTGATGCCGTGACTGACGGATCAGTAGGCGGTGGTATCGAAGGGGGTGTTGACCAGCAGGCGGCACAGGGGCACTTGCTTGGCGGCGCTGTAGACCAAGCTCCAAGAGGCGGTGTCGGCCAGGTTGCCGGTGGTGGCAGCGTTGGTCGGGTTGTCGCCGGCCACGTTCCACTTGGTGCCAGTCACGTGGTAGCCGTAGTGGTAATCCACGGCCAGGATGTCCTGCATCGACAGGATGTTGCGGTCCGCAGCGAGGCGAAGATCCTGCTGAATTCCCTCGGAAACAACACCGCTCTGGAACAGATAGACCGGATACTTCACCGCATGGGTGGAAGTGCCGCCGGTCAGGTAGGTCAGCTGGTCGTCGATCACCACGCGGAGACCGGCGAAGAAAGGCACCTCGGTTTGGGTCACACCCACACCGCCGGCGCCCCACACAATGGCGCCAGAGGCAGACAGAGCAGAGGTGCTGAAGGTCAGCATCCCGACTTGCTGGAGGTAGTACGCCACGTTGGAGTGCATGGCGATCGAGTCGAGGTTGTCGCCTCGCTCACCCAGCTTGGCCTTGGCAGCCACCACGTTGGCCACGTTCAGGAAGTTGGCCTCGGTCATCGAACCGGGCACACCAGCAAACGATTTGTTGGTCTGGTTGGCACCAAGTACGCCGGCGCCGCTGATGCCGCCGAACAGGCCCAGCAGTTGGGCTGCCAGGGTGGCGGTTTTCAGCTTGTTGATGGCCGCGGTCAGCTGGTTGCGGACATGGCTGAGGGGGTCAGCACCAGAGCCGAGCTTGCTGAGGTCGTCTGCCGCGTAGGCGAAGCCGCGGTGCAGAATCGTCATGATCTGCTCGTCGGCAGTGACGTTCTGGGCGGTCAGATAACCCAGGCCGCCGTTCCAGCTGGAGGTGGAGAGGATCTGGGTTTCGGTGGGGGCGATGGGGTCGAAGAACGGCACGCGCACGCGGGTGCCGCCGGCACGGGCATCGAGTGCAGCATTGCGCTGGATGATGCCGCTCTGGACCCACTTCGATTGCTCGAAGATGCCCTCAGCGGTGTACTGAAGAAACTCGGGACGAGTTACAAGGTTCGAGAGGAAAGTTCCCCCGAAGTTGCTATTAGAAGCAGACATTGGGTAGCTCCAGTGGAGTCAAGGTTGGGGAGGTGCCCCACAGGGGCTAAATGCCGGCCTCTGCCCGAAGGAGTCGGGCCTTGTCGGGGTCAGTGGTAAGCATCACCATTTGCTCGGTGAGGTTCCAGCTGTCCTTAGACCAAGGGTTGCTTTGGCCGGGAAGTGCGGTGGCGCGGGCACTACCCGTGACACCCATGCCGGCGCGATTCGTAGCTGCGAAATGGTGCTCGTAACCGCTGCCGGGGTTTTTTAGGTTGGCGATGTATTCACCAACTGGAACTTCGACGCCGCCGACAACAGCCACAGGCTGTCCTTCTTTGGCACGTAAGTTCTCCTGCAATAGACGATACAGCTGATCGGGTGCCAGTGCACCAGCTTGGGAAAGTTGTGCGATGGCGGCTGATTTGATTTGCTCTTGAGTGAAGCCTTGGCGAATTTGATCGACTTCGGCTTCTTTCGCGGCGAGTTGTTGTTTGAGTTGGGCAACAGTGCTTTGTGCTTCTTCCCAGAGGGTTTTGTATTCGCCTGATTCGGCTAATTTTGCAGTTTTGGCTTGTTCTTGGGCAACGCGAATTTCTTCCAGTTGGCGCTGCAAAGTTTCGCGGTTTTCGCGGTCTTTGCGGCGTTCGGCGATTAACTCTTGGTTTTTCGCACGAAGGGCTTCGAGTTGGGCGGCCAGATCCAGGCTTTCAGCCACAGGCTGAGGTGCTCCAGTCTCCACAGGAGTTACTGGGGCTTGCTGTTCTTCGGGCACGATGGTGTATTACTTGGACAAATGTACTTTAGCAGTTAAGACTCGGGGGATTCTTCGGGGGAATCGGGTTCTTCGGCGGTTTCGGCTGGTTCGGCTATTTCAATAGCAGAATGACCGGCGGCTTCCATTTCGTCTTCGATGTTGATGTTGTCAGGAAGAACTTCGCCACGGCGGAGGACTTCCAACAACATGGCGTCGCTAATTTTGCCCATTTGGTTGAGTTGTGTTAGGACGGAGACGTCTTGGCCGATCAGGCGGTAGTAGTCGAAGTCGCGGTCAATAGTGATTTCGGGAGGTTCGATGCCGACGTATTGGGCGGCAAAAGCGAAGGCTTGGTTGAGGGCGCTTTCCAGTTCTTGGCTGATGATGGAGAGGACGCTGTTGCTTTGGGCTTGGTCGATGCGCTTGGCCTCGGCAGACTCGGCGACAAACTTCTGGCCAAAAAGCTTCGTGACGCCCAGCGTGGACATTTGGCCCTCCAAGGATTGGAGTTCTTGCATTTGGGCGTCGAAGCTGGTGGCGTCGGATTGGACGTAGTACGCCTTGTTGCCCGGTTGCATGGCGATGGCGTAGTTGACGCCCATCGTTGCTGAACCAGTCGTGTCGTCCCAGCCCTCTAAGACGAGGGTGGGCATGGCAGCGATGTGGAGGGCGTGGATTAGGTCGGCTTGACGTTGGTAGTGGGTGATGTTGAGGTTGGCAATGTCCAGCAGTGGGGGCTGGGAGACCAAGACGCCGCGGCGGTTGCTATAGATGGGGACTAGGGGGATTTCGTCGAGGCTGTAGCCGCCGGTTGCGGTGAACTCGACGAGTTCTTGGCCCAAGGTGTAGAGGTCGTAGCGGCCGGGGTAGATGACGCGCATCTCCTCGATCTGTTCTTCGCCAAATTCGTTTACAGGGCGGACGTTGTAGTCGTGGATTCGGACTTGGAGGAGGCGGTTGGTTGTGGATTCTTTGCGCCAGCCCCAGATTTGGGGGGCGTCGATGTGGACGAAGTAGGGGCGGCGGCCTTGGGCGCGTTCCTCAGCAAGATTTCGCGCTCCCATTGCTGCGGGATAGTCCACCAAAATCGCGCTGTGGCCATAGGTGAGGCTGCTGACCAGTGCGCGGCGGGCGTATTCGTTGATGTTGGAGCCGATGCCGTCGATGTTTTGTGCGAGTTCCAGCCAGTAGGGGTCGCCTTCGATGTGGATGGGTTTACGCAGGATGGCGCCAGCGGCGGTTTCGATTAGGCGGCTGGTGTAAGGGCTGAGGACGCTGCGGTCGACGCGGGTTTGGTAGGCGTCGTCGTCTTCACGGGGTTCCTGTGGGAGATATGTCTCGCTCATATCTCGGAGGTAACTTGTGCCCTTGGTGACGGCAGCCATCACGCTCCAGTCGGACATCATTGCGATGACGTCGAGGCTGCGGACGAAGGGGGATTCGCTGACTACAGCTCCAGTTGGGGGGATGTTGGCGCTGTAGACCACGGCTTGACTCCTACTTTGTACTTATTTTGGCAGAGACTTAATCATCGTCTTCTTCCTCGTCGTCGGGATCGGAGATGGGTACCAGCACTTCGATGCCTTGGGCCAGCATGGATACGAAACCGCCGAGGATTTCTGGGTTTTGGGGTGATTTGAAGACGAATGTTGCGTGCGTGAGGCCGTCTTCAGCATCAATTTCGATGTGAATACAGCCTCCGTTCACTGTTTGGATGGCCATTAGCCGTGATATGCAACAGTAATGTGAGGAACAAGTGAGGGTGTTCCAGAGCTAATGGAGGCGATGCGCATACGGACTTTTGTGGCGACTTTGCCGTCGTAGAAGTAGACGTATTGGCCGTCAGAGTTGATAGTTTTGCTGGTGTCGATGGTGAACCAGTTGCCGTTGCCGTTGAAGCTGGCTTCTAGGGCGAGCTGGAAGTTGGCGCCGCCGGTTACGCTCGCGGCAAAGGTGTAGCTGCCGGAGTGGGCAGGTACCTCCATCCAGTCGTTTACGGCGGTCATTGTGCCGCCGGTGAACTCGACCACGTTTGTGAAGCGGTCGATGGCGGTATTAGCGACGGCGGCCATGGTTATTTGCTCCGTTTTTTGGCGGTTTTGGCGGCTGCACGGAAGGCAGCGGCGGTGGGGGCGCCTTTAGTGCCGGGTTTGCGCATTTTTTCGCCGCTGCCGGCGGCGATGCGCTTGCGTTTGGCGGCGATATTGGCGTACAAGCCGGGTTTTTTGGGTGCCATGACTATTTCTTGCGCTTTTTAGTGGGTTTTTTGGTCATTCCAGCCTCGCTCATGGCAATAGCAATGGCTTGTTTGCGGGATTTCACCACGGGGCCTTTTTTGCTGCCATTACGCTCCAGTAGGTTATTACCACACACGATAGTTGGTCTTGCCCATATTCTCGGGTTTGGCAAGGTTGAAGGTTTGGAGGCAGAGGTAGCCCAGGGCGTCGAAAGCGTGGTCCACGCCTAGGTTTTTGTTGGGGAGGCCGGTGCCGGGAGCGTAGGTCAGGGTGCGGAGCGATTTGATGAGTTCTTTACAGCGGGGGTGGATGAAAAGACGGCGGGTTCCAGAGGCATCTAAGAGGGCGGTGTTGACGCAAGTGATCTTGTCGCGGATTTTCCAAGGGTTGCGGGGGCTGGATACGGTGAAGCCCGATTTGCGCAGGATGTTGTGGTCGGTTGCTCCAACGCCGCTGGTTTTGCGGGCGCCGCCGGTGGGGTCGGGGCAGGCGATGATGCGGCGCTCCACGCCGTAGCGGGTTTGGATTTCTTCGCAGAGGTCCCAGGTGGTGGCGCCGCCGGTCATGATGATTTCGTCGAAGACCCAGAGGACGTCGCCTTTTTTGACCGCGCAGACGGCGCTCATTGGGTCGACGTTGAAGTCCACGCCAAGCAGGAGGGGTAGGACGGGCAGGTCTTGGACGGTTTTGTCGATGTTTTCGTCCGAGAAACTGATGGCGACGAGGCCGGAGAGGTTCTCAAAGGAAGCTTCGAATTCTTGGCGGAAGGTGCGGGGGTCGAGTTGGGCGCGGGCAGCTTCGATTTCTTCTGGTGGGACGTTGTCGCCATCAATCGTGGTGAATTGCCAGCGTTGCCAGTCGTTGTCACCTTCTTCGCAGTAGCACCAGAGGTCGTAGAACCAGCTAGCCGTGCCGTCGGGCGTGGAGATGAAGAGTGCCCAGCCTTGTTTGTCAGCCAAGGCGGGGCGGATCACCTCGAACCAGACTTCGCTGTCCATAAAGGCGGCTTCGTCGAGCACCACGCCAGCCAAACTGCGGCCGCGGAGGGCCATCGCGTTTTCAGTGCCCTTTAGTTCGATTGTTGAGCCGTTCACAAGCTCGATCTTGAGGTCGGTTTCGTTCTTGCTCTTGATCCATGCTTTCGGAACCAGCCTTTTTAGGACTTTCCAGGCAATGTCCTTTGCCATCCGGTATGTAGGGGCCGCGTAAAAGAATGTTTCGCCCGGCTTTTCGATCGCCCCACGCAATAATTCGATACATGAGAGGTAACTTTTGCCGAATCGACGGCCCGCTACCAATACTCTGAAGCGTTTGCGGCTGTTAAACACTTCACCCTGGGCATAACGAAGGGTGAGTGCTCCAGCTGATTCGGGCATTTGTAGTAGACGGGTACCTTCTAGGTTATTACAGGAATTGAACCCCTGCCCCCGGTGTGTAACAGAGGAAGGAATTAAGGATATGTCAGTAGGTTCCCTGGGCATTGTTCCCCGACGGGCAGCGCCGAACCCTACCCCCTGGTACGTCTGTACTGTGTTACAGTATGTGACAATATTGCCCGTAGTGCTGTACTACTGTGCTATAGTACAAACACGAGGGACGGGGATTCCTCGCTAAACAATCTCCCCCGCGGAACCGGGTACACGACGCGTCACCACGAGCCCAACACGCCCTGAGTAAGGCTGCACCGCCGGTTGGCCCGGCACTAAAAGGCCCGCCAGTACAGGCGGGCTTTTTAGTGTGCGTCATGATTGGCCGCTAGCGGCCAGGCGACGCCGTACGGTCGTGCGGGACACGCCTAGGCGCTCCGCTATGGCACGCTGCGTCAGGCCCTGCGCGCGCAGTGCGACCACGTCGTCGACTAGTACAACAGTCTTAGTCTCGGTGATAACCTCTGCTAATGTTACATTCTGTGCAGGCTGGGGGCGCGTTGGCCAGTGCTGCGCCAGCCAGTCATTAGTACTGTGTACTAGCCGGCCGAGCCGATAGCCGAGCCAGTACGTATGAACCACTAGCGTGATACAGAAGGCAACGGCTGGGGCGATAGTGCGGGCGTACTGCTCCAGCTGGGCAGAGACTTGGGCGGTGGTGGGGTAGTTCATTTGTTCCCGTGGTGTGGGTAGTGGGTGTGGCGCGTTCACTGCTGCGCTCACACATGTAGTGTAGCACAAAAAAACCGGGGTAGTGAGCCCCGGCTGATACTGTAACATTCTGTAATGTTACAGTGTGTGACAGTAGATCAGCGGCCGAGCACAAGGAGCCGGCACTCCGCCTGGCCGCGGCCGGTAGCCTCGCAACGTGCCAGCTGGTTTGAGTTGTCGGCGCCCATAGCGAGCACAGCCGATCCGATCAGTAGGACGACAAAGAGATGCAGACGTTGCACGGGAAGCATGGTGAGCTTACACCCCGTATTGTTGCACACAAGCGGCCAGCGGTCAAACCTGGCGCTTATCCTCCACTGTGATTTGAAGGGTCGGCGCTGCCGCTGCTTGCTGCTCTGGCGCAGCCTCGCCAATGACAGCGCCCATGTCTTTAAGCAACATTGCCACGGTCTGCAACTGCCCCTTACTTAGGGCCTTGCGCACTGCTGCTAGACGGAGTGCCTGTATTTGGTTCAGCAGATCACCTCTTGTGGCGATTTGCTCCGTCTTCAGCAGCTCCAGAGCACGGCTGTAGTCTTCGTCTGCGGTTCTCTGAGATACGCTGAACCGATCTGCCAGCTTGGCAGTGATCTGCCTACGTGTGCCACCATTCAAGATCTCGGCATAACACCAGTTCGCCCTTTCCTCTACGCGAGCGGTTAAGCCCTTCCCACCGCGCCAGCGCTTGCTCTCATCGTTGCCTACGTTCGAGAGCTTTGCTACATCTTGGGAAGCGGAATCCTCCACGGTTACTGTCACAAACTGCTGTGCCTTCATGTTACGCGGTATGCTGTCACGTTTCGCAAGCGAGCGAAGCGAGCGCCGCGAAAAAAGCCCGGCACTGTGGCCGGGCCGTTGATCGGTAGGAGAACCAGTTAGCAGAAGGTCAGGACATATCCTTTATCGCTGCTGGCCTTGGCAACTAGGGCATAGGATGGCGCACCGTTAAGACTGCCCAGCTGCTGCATCCATTCCACGGCAGCAGCCACGTGATTCTCAGGACCAGTTAAAGCGTGTCGGTATGCGTAGGTCTTGCTGCCCTTACGGCTGCCTACAAACGACACGCTGATGCGGCTGCCCTTGGTGTTGGTGGGACCGTGGTAGCGAGTCTCAACACACCAGCAGTAACCGGTAGTTGCGCTCAGCTCGCGGATATCAAGCAGCGAGAGGGTTTGATCAGCTGGAAAGCTCCAGCCGTTACGGGATGCAGGGGACAGGATCATGGTGTGAGCCTTAGGGTTGGGGTCTCGTGAAATACAGTAAGCCCGGACGGGCCAGCCGTCAAGCACGCCAGCCGAGCAGCCGGCAAACTCTGATCCAGCTGGCGTCGGTGATCCAGTCCGGCCGGTGCACCGAAGCGGTAACGCCCAGGGCATCCTCCCCCGCGAGATCGCGCCAGAACGGCGACAACCAAAAGTCTGCGCCCGGATCCAGCGTGATCCAGCGTGGCAGCCGGTCGCCGTCACCCTCTGCGTAGCAACCTGCCAGCTTGTCGGTAAGGTCGCGCAGGTCCCACACAGAGTCGAAATACTTATCTGCGGGGCTGCCGTTCCAACTGAGCCAGCCGCGATCAGCGCAGTCCCCTTGCTCGGCTGACTCTGCTGTCACGGTTTCGTAGGTAACGCGAAAGGTGCCGCGCGGTTCGGTGGTTCTGAAAATCGTCATGGCATGGTGTGCCTTGGTGTGCTCCGGAATCCTATCGACGCGCCAGCCGCTTACCCCTACTACTGTCACACTTTGCAATGTGGCTAGCCAAGGTTGGCCGTGGTGCTACTGTTAGAGGGTAACCCTCACCCATAGGGAACAATGCACGTAACAACGCGCCAGGGGGCCGCCTTGACGGTTCAGCTGGCAGCACTTCGCCGCATCCCAGGCGGTCACCCTGAACCGATAGTTGAATTCCGCTATGGCGGCGGGATGCTTTGCTCCAGCTACTACCTATCGACCTTTAACGCCATCACCGCCGGGCTTTGCCTGGAGGGTGACCGCTTTAACCGCCAGGATCTCAGCCCGGAATCCGTAGCCGCGTGCCAGGCATGGCTTCAGGGGGTAGTGGCGTGAGCGGCGGCGAGTGGAACACAACCCGGGAACGGAAAGCGTTTCAGCGTGATCAGCGAGAGGCGGAGCGGGAGCAGCTTCGTTTGGAGAAGCGCCACCTACGTGACCTGCGTTGGGCGATCGAGCGGTCCACCATCGAGGCGTCCGATTGGGCAGACCTGCTAGCGCTCCAGGCTGAGCACGGCAAGGAAGGTCCGCTCCAGCTGTGGCGGGAGCTTGTGCCCTACTGGCGAGACTGCCAGCGGTTGAACGGCGGAGCTGATATACCCGCCGAACTTTTTCCACAAGCTACGGGAATTTTTCCGCGCACCGAAAAAGATCCGGCTGCTCCAGCCAATCGGGCAAAGCCCGGTAAGGGTGCACCGCGCAAGCAACGCAGCGATGCCGGCAAGGCCCAGCCCAGCCGTAAGCGCTCCAGCTGATGAGAAAGGCGGTGGGGCTGGGAACGAACCAGCGGAATCTCCTGGCCCACATTCAGTCGGTGGGGGTGCCAAGCATCCTGCCGACTGATCGCCGTACGCTCCAGACCGCCAGGGGTCTTGCGGCGCGGGGGCTGATCGTGCTCCAGCCGATAGACATGCTGGCGTTGGATGGAAGTGAGGTTTTTGTGGTGTCCCTTCCGGGTGAGACGCTTGAGACTCACATTGAGATCCTATGAATGGCCACAAAAAAAGGAGCCAGTGAATGGCTCCCGAGTGGCTTTCACAGCTCCAGCATGAATGACTTTTCAGGCTGTGGCATGAATGGCGGTTTGAAGCTGGTCGAAATACTGTTCCACTCGTGCGAGGAACGAGCACTCGGCTTGCTCCAGCTCGTCTCTGGTCATGTAGTGGATGTTGGGGGCGCCACACCTACGCGCCAAAACGATGGCTGCTCCAGTTGGTTGGAGGCCGGTGAGGTGGCGGAGTCCCAGTGAATAGGCGCCGCATTGGTCGATGTATGAATGGCCGTTGGGGAGGCGTTCCTGGCCGTCATGAATGGCCGTTTTACGTCCCACGCTGGTCTTCCAGTCGGCTAGTACCAGCTCGTTGTTTTTGAGACCGATTAGGGCGTCGCAGGTTCCAGCGAAGCCGGCGGGGTGGTGAATGGAAAATTCGGAGGCAAAAATTTCGGTGACGTTTTCAGTGATCCAGTCGGACAGACTGCGGGCGTAGCCGGAGGCGCTCCAGCCAACCCTGGGAACGTTGGGGCGGACCCGCTTGAGTGCCCATTGGGTGATGGGGGCCGGGATGCGGGCTAAGCCCTGTTCGTCCCAGCGGATTGAATTGCGCTTGTTTGCAGTGGAACGTGCCAGCTGCATTGAGGTTTTGAGGAGGTATTCAGCCTGTGAATGGGCCATGTTGCCTCGGGTGGCAGCAACATTTCTTTGTTGTGAAGCCTCAGCCTCGCCGAGGCGAGCAACCCAGCGCTCCAGTCCGGTTTTGTCGCTGGTCTCTTTAAGGATGTGTGTAACAGAGTGGTAGATATTGCCGTTTATGTCTCTGTAGACCCGGAAGGGGCCTGAATTGTCTTGTTCCAGCCTCCACTTACGCAGTCCTGCCAGTGTGTCTTGTGTGTTGGAGGCCATTTGGATATTCTTTCCCAATCTGATAATACCACTAAAAAAGCCCCTGGGTAGGGGCCTTGAAAATTTCAAAGTGCTACTTAAGCGGCCTTGAAGGGGTTGCCGCCGGTGAGCAGGCGGGTGATGTCGAAGCCTTCGGATTTGGCCTCCAGCCAAGCGGCGTCGATGTGCTCTTGGCTGCCCTTTTTGCGGGGGACGGGGCGCACGGTGTACTCAGTCAGCAGGCCCGAGCCCTTTTTGCTGATAGTGAAGTCCCAGTCCAGCAGGTTTTCGTAGTCCTCCATCTGGGAGATCTGGTCGATCTCTTTGAGGATGGACTTTTGAGTGATCTGCAGGACTTGAACTTTGCCGGACTCGTAGTTGTAGACCGGGCAGGCGATGGCGAACTTCACGTCTGCGGTGCCAGGGCCGCCGCGTCCTTCGCGGGGCTCGTAGTCGCCCATTTCGGCAACCACGTCCTCATAGGTGGGCTCGAAGTCGAAGCGGAAGGGCTTGGAGGAGCCGTTGGCTTGGCCCCAGGACTCGTAGAACTCCAGAGGTTCGTCGGTGAGTAGGGCGAAGCGGACGCTGCCGCCGTCGGGCAGTTTGCTGAGGCTGAGGTAGCCGCCGCCTGTGCCATTAGAGGTGACTGCTGCGGATGCGCTTTTTGAGAGGAATCCCATTGGGGTTGGTGCTTTTGGGTGGTCGCCCGAGGGCAACGGTTAACACAGTAACACGGTCTTGACCGGCTGGCTACCATGAGAAAACGCCCCACGGCCAGAAGGCTGCGGGGCGTAGCGAACATTCTCGTGTGAGAGTCTAACATGTCTCAAGGTAAGACGCAGGAGCTGCTGGCTTTTGTGCGCCAGCTGCCTGTCGGGATTGCGTATGCGCCGATCTATGCCAAGGGGCAAGCGATCCAGTCCGGGAAAATTTCAAAGGGCAAGACGCCGCTAGAGCGCAGTCACCACACCGTGATGGCGCCGTCGGATGTGGCGCTCCAGATCGACCGCAAGCCTGAGGTGTTCCAGGCGGTGGGGGCGTTTACGGGTGCTCGAAGTGGGGGGCTTGTGATCCTTGATGTGGATCGCAATCTCAGTCGTCTCAAAAAGAAGTGGGGTGAGTCGCTGGAGGGTGCTCCAGTCATCACGTCGACCAAAGCCAATGCGGCCAAGTACCTGTTTCGCGTTCCAGAGGCTCTGTGGGCCTCGGTGAAGGGTTTTGGCCTGAGCGATACCGGCGCTGGGTATGAGGTGCTCTGGGGCCGTCAGGGGGTGCTCTACGGGGCTTATCCGGGCTCTAGTGATGGGAAGGCTCCGGCAGGGCAGTACGGCTTTGAGGGCGACTTGGAGGCCATTCCTGAGGCTCCTGAGTGGCTGCTGGCGGAGATGCGGGATGCCGCAGGGAAAGATGTGCAGGATGGCGGCTTCATTAAGAACCGCAAGGCGCTGGATTTCTCGGATCGAGATCCAGCTGAGGTGGCTGAGATTATCCAGTCGGCGTTGATGGTGATTCCGGGGCAGGGCAGCGGCAGCCGGGATCACTGGGTGAAGGTAGGGATGGCGATCCACTCGGAGTTGCCGACTGACCTTGGTTTGACGCTTTGGTCGGCTTGGTCTGCGGAAGACCCCGAATTTTCACAGGATTGGGCGGACGGCAATCCTTGTGAGGAGGTTTGGAAGTCCTTTCGGAAGGGGCCGGTGAGCCTTGGGACGCTGTTCTGGATGGCGGACCAGCAGATGCCAGGGCGGCTGTGGCTTTCGGAGGATCTGCGGAAGGTTGTTGAAACTGCTGAGGGCGATAACGTCACCCGCATTCGGCAGGTCGTCATCACCTATGCCGAGGTGATTCGGCGGGCGAAGGAGATCCAGCAGATTCAGAACCCGGCTGAGGCGGCGCACGCCATGAACGTGCTGGCGCTGGAGGCTGGATACCGTGACGCTGGAGCGCTGGAGCGGTTGCTGATCGCCCAGATGCAGTTCGAGCAGCAGGACGATGAGATGGCTATGAGTCGCCTGCTGGAGAAGGATTTGAAGTTTGAGTACCTCATCCCGGATTTGCTGCCCTGCCCAGGCACCGTGATGATCCACGGCGCTGGTGGTGATGGCAAATCCATGTCGGCTTGGACTATCGCCAAGCACGTTGCTCGCGGGATTCCGTTCTCGGTGCGGGGTGACCTTGTGCCAGTGCAGCAGGGATCGGTGTTGATCCTTAACGGTGATCAGAGCGAGGTGCAGGTCCAGCAGCAGCTGCGGGATTTGGAGTTCCAGTCGTCGGATCCGGTGACGGTGGTGATGGGGTGGGATTTGAACTGGTACTACCGCTTCGTCAAGTTGATCGAGAAGCACCAGCCGAAGCTGGTGATCATCGACTCGATCACGGGTTGCAGCAGGGGCTCGGCGTTCGACGAAAACAAGAAGGAATTTGCGAGTCCGATCTACTGGCTGGCGAACAACAACGGGAGGACCTTCCCGGCCTGCACAATCCTGCTGATCCACCACGCCAACAAGACCGGTGGGTTCCGGGGCTCCACGGCCATCAGGGACGCCGTAGATGAGGTGTGGGGGCTTAGGCGGCCCGATAAGAAGCAGGTAGAGCAGACCGGCTCCAATGCCCGTTTGATCACCGTGGAGAAGTCCAGGGCAGGGCGGGATGGCTCCAAGCTGCTGATGAAGCTGGAGAGCGACCTGACGTTCTCCCTGATGGACTACGTGGAGGATGCTGCGGAAACGGGAAATCCCGCTTCGGTGGTGGATCGGGTGCTCCAGCGCGTCCGGGCGGCTTATCCGCGCTCAGTCACCCGATCCGAGCTTGCTGCCGATCCGCTGTGTGGTGGCAGCGTGGCCGGAATTCGTAAGGCGACCCAGCGCTTGGTGTCTCGTGGCTTGATTTGGGTGGCTGAAGAACGTCCCAGTAAGGGGGGTGGTTCTCCTATGCCTGCGTACCAAGCTGTGGTCTCGCGTGAAAAGCCTATAAATAGTTGTCCAACTGGGGCAAAACCCAGTCAGGGACTGGAAAGTACAGCTGGACAACCCTCGGACGTGTCCAGCTGTGTCCAGCTGTCGAACCAGCAGTTGGACACACAGCTGGACACCCCTACCCCCTGTCCAGCTGCTCTTTCCAGTGATACCAATGGATCTGCCCCAGTTGGACAGGTTTTGGAGGTATCCCCAAGGGAAGAACGGTCGCCAGAGGAGCTGGCGCAACTGATGCAGGAAGCCGCACGGCTCTGGGACTGATGGGCATGTTCACCACGCCTAACTTTTTTCTAGGGCTAGTGCGGGTCGCCGCCTGGCTGTTTTGGAGAGATCCCGTGGCTAAGCCTGAACCGCCCCAACCGAAGCGCCCCAGGAAGCCCACGCTGGGTTACACCGTCGGGGACATTCCGTTCGAGCTGCTGGCGGTGGTGCGTGTCTCCTGGTATCGCAGGGGCATGGCCTACGAGGTGGAGGAGTACAAGATCGAGGAGTCCAAGGACGCCCAAGATCAGTTCCACTACGTGGTGGGCACGGCGCTCAGGCAGGGCGCCGACGTGTGCGTGCTGACCCAGTACAAGCCCGAGGAGCTGGGAGTGCCCGTGTGATTCCGCCCGTGGTGGTGTTCGGGCTGACGTGGCTGCTGGGAATCCTGGCAGTCACCGTCTACCTGACCCGCATAGCCTGAGCTGGTTCCCGCTCTGCCTCGGCATCGGGCTGCTTTGCCCAGCTTCGGCTGGGCTTTGCTGTATTGGCCTTTCTGACGTGGCTGCCAATACTTGAAATGGGTTGGCCGGTGGTGGGTCCTCACGCGGTGTCCACCTTGGTGCCCGCAGCCGGCCTCTACGGGAACGCCCAGACTCTCCAGAAGAAGGTCTAGGTCGCCAGCCTAACGCCCGAAAACCACTGGCGCTACTGGCTTGGGGTCGTTACTTAATCCGTCTTAAGTAGTGGCTCCAGCCCGGTTTGTAACGGAATGCGACAGCTCGGCCTTGCGGGTGGGCTGTTTGTGTGCAACACTAAGGGCACGCCCGGAGAGACGGGCGCCTCTACTACTGAATTACAAAATGGATCAATTTCACACTCCAGTCGAAAACACCAAGCTCAGTCCGTGGTTTTTTGCGGTTAACTGGGGCGTCCTTACGCTCCAGCAGAAGATAGCCGATATGGAGGCCGTGGGCCTCAACCCCATCTACGACATCAACCAGCTGGAGAAGCTTCAGGATCTGGAGCAGTTCCTCAAGATGAGCTGGGACCAGTGGCTGGATCGCATGGAAACCAGCAACACTGCTCAGGAGGTCAAGTGAAGGTACTGAACATTGAGGAGCTGCGATTTGAGGGCGACCATCTCGTTGTCGATGCCCTTGTTGATGACGCTGTGCTGGTCTATCCGCAGACGCAGCTTGATCCGCCCGAGTGGGGGCCTGCCCTGTGCCGAGGCACCCTCTACTTTTCAGATGAAGATTTGATTCCGGCTACCGATGCTCAACTCCGGGCCATGCTCACCGAGCGCGTCGATGACTGGGCTCCACTCGACACGTCTGATTGGGACGTCTGAAGCTCGTGACCTACGTAACCAAGACGACTACGACGACTGGTGCGTGGGGCTAGAGCCAATACCGGGGGATACGCACTGGGTCAGAATTCGCACCCTGACCCAGCTTTACCGCCACCTCATTTACGTCTTCGCCACCAGCGACACCATCAGCTCCACCCGCTTAGCCAACCTAGCGATCCACGAGATTCTCAAGTTGAGACTCACGGATCTCACCCGGTTACGACAACAAGACCCGAATTTCTTCGCATGAACTACGACGATTACTACCGCCAGTCCCGCGGGTATAGCTGGGATGATCTACGCCAGCTACGCTCGCAACCAAGACCTGCCAGCACTACCGTGCCAGAGGTCTTCAAACACCAATTCAGTGATCCGGCGGCTTATGACGCTTGGGTCGCTGAACAACGCAAACGCTATTTTTCCTGATGACTGATAACGCAATGGTTCCGTTCTACCGTTCTTACCTTTTGAACGGGCGGACCATTTATCTGGACAAGCTTTCTGAACTGTCTGATTCAGAACTTCACTTGCTCAATGTCGATACAAAAGCTGCTCTTGAAGAAGCGCGGCATGAGTACGAAAACATTGAAAACAAGCAATCTGAAGAAGCTGGTCCTGCTTACCGCAGACTAAAAGTGGCTGGTTATTTCCAGGCTGCTATCAAACTCGAACTTGAAACCAACTGACCATGAAGCGCTGTTTACTTGCTGCAGCACTTGTTTTTAACGGGCCAGCACTGGCACATCACACAGGCCGGGAAGTTACCGCAACCGTCTATCACCCGGAATATCACGGAGAGGTGGCGTATTGCGGAAGTGTGTATCGCCATTGGGGATTGAGTGCAGCGCATCCTTGGTTGCCTTGTGGCACCAAAGTGCGTGTATCGCACCAAGGGCGGTCAGTCGTGGTGCCCATTACGGATCGCTGCGATTGCGGCAGCATTGATCTTTCTGCTGGTGCGGCACATCGTTTGGGTGTTCCGCTTGATGGAACAGCAACTGTTCGGATTAGCTATTGACATACCCCTGCTCTTGCCTACTACACTGCACACGTTCCACCTTATGAACATGTACATCCTTTCTGAAGCTCAGTTTGATCAGGTCATCAAGGCTCTTGATGCTGCTCGCTTTGCTCTTGGTACTTGCCAGCACGTTGAGCTGGATCTGACCAATCCCAAGCAGGCCATCCCGCTGCCCGCTGGTGAGCAGATCGTACGTACCAAAGCCGTACGCCAGTCTCAAAGTAAGACTCGTAAGTCCAGCCGCAAGGGCAAGCGTGGGGTGGCGGTGTTGACCGACGTGAAGGTGCTGGAAATCAAGCGCCAGCTGGCTGCTGGTGGCAAGTCGGTGGGCAAGATCGCTAAGGAGTTTGGCGTGCACCCCACCACCATCAACTGCATCAAGTGGAATAAGACCTGGAAGCACGTGCAGCTCCAGCAGGACACTGCTGAGGTTGCAGCGTGATTTTGCCTGACGTGGAAATCTTGTCGCTTGTGCGGCGGGATTTGGTGACGCCTTTTGATCCTGAGCTGGTGAATCCCGCGAGTCTCGACGTGAGACTCGGCGAGAACCTCTTGGTGGAATTGCCGTCAACGCCCCAGATGATGCCCTTTTCCATTGCTGGGCACACGCAAGAAAATCCGTTCATGCTCCAGCCGCATGAGTTCGTGCTCGCGGAGACGGTCGAGGAGTTCAAGCTGCCTGACTGTATTGCTGGGCAGCTGGCGCTCAAATCCAGTCGGGCCAGGGAGGGGATTGAGCATCTCCTTGCTGGGTACATAGACCCTGGATACTGTGGAAGGCTAACGCTGGAACTACAGAACGCGCGTTCCATGCACCCGGTTGTTCTGTGGCCTGGGATGCGGATTGCGCAGATCGTGTTTCATCGGATGTCAATGCTGCCGGCTAAGGACTACTCCCACACTGGGAGGTACCAAGGCGACAAAACCGTACAAGGTTCCAAGGGATGAGCGATCCAGTGCATCATCCCCGGCATTACACCGCCGGGAAGTTCGAGGTGATTGAGGTGCTGGAGGACTGGACGCAACATGCGCCGGATCCTGTTGCTGGTTCGCTCCAGTGGCAGTGCCTCAAGTACCTCAGCCGGATGTGGCTCAAAAAGGATGCCCTTGAAGACGCGCGAAAGTGCCACTGGTATCTCACGCGGCTGATCAATAGGCTTGCCACTGAGGCATACCTGGACAAATGAGGCACTGGTGGCGGATTGTCGCCAAGGCCCTGGGAGAGAAGGCGCACCAGCACGACCGGATTGCTGATCAGGTTGCACTGGTGCGTTTTTGTATCTTGGCGGCCTACATGATCACAAACATTTTCATTTGCGCAGGCGTTATTCGGCACTGGAATGGCTGACTATTGCACTCACACATTCAGAAAAATTGTTTCGACGTACAACTGGGCTAATGGCTCCAGTTTGAGAACGTACCGGTTGCGGTGTAAGTGCTGCGGTTTTCGCTGGAGCGTTTATTACGACACCAAGCTTCAAAAGGAGGTGGAGGTTTCCAGCACGTCGGATAGTCGACCGCTGAACCAGAAACGCCTGACTCCAGCCGAAGTGAGGACGATCCTCATTGATCCACGGAGTGGTGCTGAGCTAGCCAAACTCTTTGGTGTCAGTCACCAAGCGGTCAATCAAGTCAGGACTGGTCGGGCGTACCGGAGGCTATGGCCTGAGTTGCCCCGCAAGTTTCCGGAGGAGCACTACCCCACTCCGGCACAAAAGGCGGAAAGTAAGAGGACTACATGCCAGAAGTGCGCGCACTGGTGGCAGAAAAAGTGTGGACTAGATGTTCCGGAAGCTGGTGGAACTTTTGCGGAGGATTGCTCGTTCTTTCAACTTGATGAGTGATGGCAATTTCGATCAACAGCAGGCCGTGTCAGAAGTGCGGCAAACAAACCACAAACCCGGTGATGTGTATGAAGTGCTATCGCTCCAGTGAGGCAGGGTTACTGGAGATTCGCATGGAGAGGTTGCGGATGAGTTACAAGCCCCAGGAGGATGGGGGACCATGCAAATTCTGCATACATTGGGAAAAGCGGTGTTTGCTGGGACTTCCCGAGGGTGGGACACTCGCGGCGGCTGAGCTGTGTTCGGCGCGGGAGCTTGACAGTCTGCTAGAGTAGTAGGGTACAAGTTGCCCTACCAGGCTTGGACTTCCTTCAAGGGATCGAGCACCTTCACACGCTCGCTGATGAGAAGCTGATCGCTTTTGACTCGGAGACGACGCAGCTCCAGCCGAAGATGGGCGGGATGCGGTTATTGCAGTTGGGTGCTCCGGGCAAACCGCCTGTGGTGCTCGACTGTTTTTCTTTGGATGACAACGACTGGATCGAGGTTGAGGAGTTTTTCAGCGTGGAGCGTACGTGGGTGGCGCACAATGCTGTTTTTGATCTTGGCTGGCTCCAAGAACACGAAATTTATCCAGCGGGCAAGGTTTTGTGCACCATGCTGGCCAGTCGCATCCTCACCAATGGGATGCCGAACGTGAAGCACGGTCTCCAGCATTTGGTGAAGCGCTACCTGCACGAGGATATTTCCAAGGAGGAGCAGAAGAGTGACTGGTCGGGCGATCTGACTGAGAGCCAGCTTCAGTACGCCGCGAAAGATGTGCTGGTGCTGCTGGATCTTTACGAGCAGATCCAGCAGCGAATGGCGACGGCAAGTTTGTACCCGGCTTGGTACTTGGAGTGCAATGCGTTGCCAGCGATGGCGCAACTATGGAGGACAGGGTTGCCGTTCAATGAAAAAGACCTGAAGCAGTTGATTGAGCATTTGGATATTGAGCATTACGAAGTTGGCGATACGTTTATTGAAGACTTTGATTCTGCGTTGCCTGAAGGCCACAAACTTTGCCGTGGTGTTGATGGAAAGTTGCTGTACCAAACGAAGCCTGGACCTAAAGGTAAAAAGCTTGATGGTGCTGTGTTTAACCTCAATAGTCCAGTGCAGTTACTGAAAAAGTTCACTGCGTTGCTTGGTGAGGCACCGATTGATGCGAAAAACGGGAAGCCGAGTGCCAGTCGGATGGCGCTACAGGAGTATGTGGGCGATCACAAAGTTGTAGCTGATTATTTGCGGTGGAAAAAAGTAGAGAAGAAGCGGCAAATGGCTGAAACGCTGTTGAAGAATCTGGCGAATGATGGGTTTATTCGTGCCAGCTACATGCAAATGGGGGCTGATACTGGAAGGATGAGTTGTATGAGTCCCAATCTGCAGCAGATTCCGAGGGATCAGCGCTTTAGGGCTTGTGTACAAGCGCCGGATGGGTACAAGTTTGTTGTCGCTGACTATGGGCAGATGGAATTGAGACTGGCTGCGGCGGAAGCTAAGGATTCTCTTATGACTCAGGTGTTCCAGCAGGGAAAGGACCTGCATACGATTACGGCGACGCAGATTTATGGGGTCGCTGAGGATGAAGTTACAAAGGAACAGCGCCAGGTCAGTAAAAGCGCGAACTTCGGACTGCTATATGGAAGTGGTGCAAAGGGACTTAGGAATTACGCAGCAGCAACAGGCATCCAGATGGATCTTGATGAGGCTGCGGAGGTGCGGGAAAAGTTCCACGCTGCATATAAAGGCATCTCCGCATGGCAGCGCGCAAATGCTCGCGCTGCTGATGCGGCTAAGGACAATCCATCTATCCGCATACGCATCTCGGGCTTGCGGAGGTTTTTACCGGGCGAGAACAACAAACTCACCACGCGCTGTAATACACCAATCCAAGGAGCTGGCGCAGCAGTCCTCAAACTTACGCTTGGCAAGTTGTGGCCGTTGCTCCACGCAGACGGGGAGGACGTGGTGCGTTTGGCCGGCGTGGTGCATGACGAGATTATCTTGCTCGTCGCTAAAGAACACGCAGATGCTTGGGCGCTCCAGCTGCAATCTGTAATGGAGGAAGCTGAAGCAAAGTGGTTGGGCGAGATTCCGCCGCTTGCCGAAGCTAAGGTCGGAGATAGCTGGGATCAGGCAAAGTGAGTGCCAAGCAGGTCGCTGTGGATTACGAATACCGAGTGCGGATGCACCCGCGTCATGGTGGTACGCACGACCTGTTTCTTCTTGCTCCAGATGCCTTTGCCGCGAGGATGAAGGCTCTGGAGCTTTGTCCTGATCAGCACGTGCAGTCGATCTTGCGAGTCTCAGAGTTGGACGCATGAGTCTCCCGCGTACTGGTCGCGAACTGGTGATGGAGTGGTTGATGCGGGAGATTCGCTTGGCCAAAACCAGCGATTTGCATCGGATGGCCGCGTTTTTGGAGTTTGCGCGGCGGGTGCGGAAGGGCTCCAGGCAGCAGAGGACTGGGGCGAGGCTGGCGCAGTCGAACTCGTGGCGCAGGGACGTGGACGAGGACGTTCGCTGGCGCGTCTAGTGTGTCGCAGTATGCTACTGTGTAGCAGACTAGAGAAGCAGCAATGCCGCTGAAGCACGGGTCGAAAATTTACTGCCAGCTGCTGCTCGACAGCCACCGCTACAAACTGGCTGAGCAGCTTGCAGCCAGTGAGGGCAAGCGGGTAACTGGAATGTTGCGGGATATGGTTTACGCCGCTTTGGAAAAGGCTGTTCCAGTGTCGGATTACAAGGCTGCGGAAGCTGCGGATAAGGCGGCTTGGGCGGAGTCGGTGCAACGGCGGGTGCAGGGAAGGATGCGCTCCAAGCAAGAAGGAGGTGTGTCAGAAACTGACGCATGAGACTCAGTTGTGTTTCGCTACATACCAACGCAGACTAGGTAAAAGCACTAGATTCACACAGTAGTCACTCAAGAGCAATGACGCGCTATGTCGTCATGGTCGAGGATCGCTGGGTTACGGCGGTTTACGGCCCTGGTCAAGGAATTGGTCTCACCGCATCCAAGGAGGATGCATCCTCGTGGGTCACATACGAGCGAGCTGTCGCTGCGGCGAGAGTTGTTGCTCAGTGCGTTAACAGCAACGTTGCTGTGCATAGCGTTGATGAACCCACCTATCCCCGGTCATGGAAGTAGTGCCGTTCCAGGAACAACTCGACCCGGAGCTGCGGCTCGGTGAAGGTCGCTCACGTACCAGTGCAGAAAAAACAGCCTTGTTTGAGCTGAAGATTTGGTTGCCTGGTCAAGGGGCGATGCGGGATTTGATTCGGGCGGAGTCGCTCCAGCAGGCGATTACCTTTGCCACGAATCGTTACCCGAATTGCAAGGTGGAGGTGCCGGAGCAGACGGCGAAAAAGCCTAAGCTGGTGCGCTCGAAGCGTGGGCCGAAAGAAACGGCCCGGCGAAACTTGAAACTTGTGGAGGCTAAGCGTGAGCAATCCTGAAATCGCCGACTGGGCTCGCCAAGCGTGGGGCCAAGTAATCGTGGATCAGAATCGGGCGGATCTGCTCGAAAAGCTGTACGAGTGGGATGGGCGCTCCAATCCTGAGCATCCCTACCACCACAGCTACACCGGGCTGTACCTCAAGTACAACCAGCGTTAAGCGGAGTCACGGTCCATTCCGAATTGATCGGCCAGGTTATCGGCGGCTTCGCGGATAGCCCAGGCCGATTTTGTTCGTTCCAGCTGATGGAGCGTGTTTAACACTAAGGCGGCTTCGAGGAGGCCGCGGTAGTCCCGGCGGTTAAAAAGGTCGACTAGCCACTTATCCGTCACAGCTTTGTGGAAGCTGGATTCGGGGCTGTGTTCGATGGGGCGCATAATTACTTCGGGCGGATTTTGAGGAACCAGCCCGTGTCGTTGCCTTCGATGAGCCAACGAGGCAGCCAGTTCTTGCGCGAGTAGGCGATACCCGCGCCTCCCTTGTTACTGACGTAACCGCCAGCAACAAGATTTGCCTCGCCAAAAGGATCGTTATGGATGAAATGCGTCGGCGTAAAACCGATTACAACGCTCCAATGGCCAGTGCCAGAGGGTTTAGCTACTGGTCCTTTGTGCAACCAGCCAACCGGAACAGGGTGGCCGTGGGTAATTTCAGTTTCAAGATCCTCGACTGTGCCTTCCATTTCAAATGTTGCGTTTAGCCCCAAGGATTTGAGGGCGGCGATTTGTGCTTTGGGGTCGGTGGTGTCACCAAAGCGGGCGCGGATTTTGTTGTACTCGTAATCTCCGGAGATTTTTCCGTAGTAGCGGGCGACCATTGCGCAGCTGGAGCTAAAGCATTGGCGGTAACCGGTCGAGCCATCGTCAGGTCCCAGCTGGTATTCGTAGGCGACTTTGAGAATTTTCTCTTTTGCTGGGACGAGGGGTTTCGTACCAGCGTGTTGGCTCATCAAAGCGATTAATTTGTTGGGATAATTTGGATCGGTGGCGTAGCCATCTTTGTGAAGCCAGCGGGCAGCATCTTCACGAGTTGCTGCGTTATTACAACCTTTGTAGTTTTTGTAGTCTTTGTACCAGTGATCAACTAAGTACATTACGCAGGACAGTAAATCGGGGAAATCGATAAAGCTGTCGGTAATTGTTATCCACTGACCATTGATAAATTCTTGTGTTTTCTTGTCGCTACCTTCGCCTTTGAGACCAAAAAAGTTGTTTCTGCCGGAGACAAGTTTGCCGTAGTTGGATTCCAGTGCCCATTGGGCGGATACGAGTTCGGGGAATTTGGCGCCAGCGACGCGGGCGGCTTCGAGGATTCCTTCCCAGCTGTTGGGGAAGTTGCTCTGTTTGCCGGAGACACTCCAAGTTTTGAACCAGCCCTGGTCGCGTCCCAGGATATGGGGGTTGGCCTTGTTGATGGCTGCCTCCAGCTCTGTGATGGCTGCCATTTGGTGGGGCAGCCCCTTGTAGAACCGAAATAGATCGTTAAGGCGGAGCTTATTGGTTGTCATCACAAGGCTCTCAGTGGAGTTAGCGGCGGCGCTTTGGGAAGATAAGCTTTAAGGCCTGTAGTCCCAACTGGATCCAGCTGTTGGAGCGGAGGCTGCTCATGCCGATAATTTCGGAACCAGCTGCTACAACAACGGCGGCAATGGCGATCTGCTGTTCAGTCATAAAAAGCGAGAGCTTTTCTTGAGTTTAGCTGTACTAAAGAAGAGAATCCGGGCGCGTAATAGTTTCTACCGCTACATTCGGTGCAGCCACTGCTGGGTATGGACCATCGGATTGAAGATGGCGAATACTTAAACAAAAAAGAAGCAAAGGCGCGGTTTAGGCAGTCAATTCTTAAGCACTGGCACAACAGGTGCGCTTACTGTGCTGCGGATTTGGGGCGTTCGGCGACGCTGGATCACGTGCACCCCAAGATTCGGGGTGGGCATACGCACCAGCAGAATTTGGTGGCCTGCTGTTTTGGGTGCAATATTTCGAAGTCGGCTGAGGACTGGATTGAGTGGTACAGGAACCAGCCGTTTTGGGAGCCGCATCGGGAGGATGCGATTGTGCAGTGGATTACTGGGGGTCTGCTTTAGGGTCCCAGCCCATGCCTTCGAGGTACATCATTGCAATGTAGTGGTCTTCGGCGTAACGGCAGATGCTGCCTTTGCAGGCGCGGTAATTCAGCTCGCCGCGTTCGTTTTCCAGTTGATCCAGGCTGTAGCCGTTGCCAAAATCCGTGGTGTGGGTGACGCTCATTTTTTGCTACTGACGGTCATTTCAATTTGACGAACTCGATTCTCTAGGTCGCTAAGGCGTTCTTTGCTGTCGTTTTTAAGTTCTTGGATATCGGCAGCTACGGTGCTGACGGATTGATCCAGTTTGGCGACTTGCATAAAAAGGCCGCCCAGCCCGATGACCGCTGCGGTCAAAAGGGCTGGGACGGCTTGGTTAAAAGGGTTGGGGTGCTCGGGCGCTGCGGTGTACACCTCTTCGTGGTTGTCCATTGCGAGGCATACTGCCGACCTTTTTTATAGGTTAGCGCCCTTGTCCCCTAAGCTTTTTGCGCCCGTGATTAGGCAGGCTGTTTTGTCCTTGCCCTTGGCGCGTTTTCTTGGGTTTGCCGGGCTGGTGCTCGACACGTCCCAAAGCTGTCTTTGACTTGACTGCCATGTCACCAGTAACGATCTTGCCAATCAGAAGTATGACACCACTGCCACACCATCATTCCAAGGATGGCGATGGCCAGCAGTAGTGCCATTGATGCGATCAGGATGCCCAAGGTACGCCTGCCTGCTTGGTTGGGTTGCGCTGTTCGTTGATCTGATTCAGCAGCGCTTGCCCGATTTCAAGCACTTTGTCATTGCCCAAAGCTTCTTTGACCCAGTCAATAACCTGCTCCTTGGTCAGGTCGGCGTAGGGGATCAGGTTCTCAGGGCGCTCAAAACCAATGGAGCCATAGGCGCCAGCGGAGTAAGTGCCGTCGTGCGCATCGACGGTGTAGTGGGCGGTGTAGACATAGCCATCGGCGGTCTCCCGCTCAAGGTTGGCAATGTTCCAGGTGACGGTGAGATCGGACATAGTGAACTCTGCTCTGCACTAGGTTAGTAGCTATGCAACCAGTTGAGTAGGCCGGTTGCCCGCCTAGCGACGTGGACTAGGGGCTTTGCTCAAAAACGTGTCTGGCTGACAAAAAATGCGGCTGCCAGACTCATCCTGCGCAAAACCAGTATTGAAGGGGACTACGACGCTTGAGCGGCCTTGTCTTGAATGCCGTAATAGGCACAGTCCCATTTGGTGTTGCATTGCATCGCGTAGCAGCAGTTCTGGCGGATTTCGTTGGGATCATCGAAGACGCAAGGGGTTG